GTTTTTATGCGCACAGTCGTTTCGCTACCAAGACATCAGTGATGTACTCCATGGCCAACGCCTCGACGCCCTTGTTGCCATCCCCGCGAGCCCCGTTCTTTTCTTTTGTCGTGCGTGAGCCATGAAGCCATAACTTGATCTTGCCGTTGTGATTTGTCGCCGTGGCCACGCTGACTCCCGCGCGGTTGGCGGCATCAGACAGCATCACATCTTTGCCAAAGTAGCGAGCGACGATGGCATCCCGCAAGATGCGCGCAGTGGGATGCGTGGACAAGGCATCTGAAGCCGCGGCGTCGGATACCTCACGCACTGCGGCCAGCCAGTCATGGCGGTCGACCGTTCCCTGGCAGCATTTGCAGCGGTCGGTGCGCGGTGAAAACCGCGCAACCAGAATCGCTTGATACAAGCGCGGCAGCTTTTGCACCGCCGCCAAAATAAGTCCCGCTTGCGCGGCGCCGTCCACGCCCCCTAAGCCCTTTCCCGACCCCGATGGCGCGCCCTGGGCCATGCGCGCCATGAGGGGCCTGTCGTAGATTTCATTGTGATGGTTATACGCAAACGTCAATGCCGAATGCGCCGAACTGAACAATGGCTCGGAGTCCGCTTGCGTAGGGGTCCATGCGGCCGCAACACCCGTGCCTGCTGTACTCATCACTTGATCTCCCACCGCCGTTTTTGTCGTGCTCTGCGTCCCTTGTGCGCTAAATGCGCCGCCGTAAACTGCTGCGAATGTCATGCTCGTACTCCTCGATAACTTTCCCAATCGAACACCACCATCCTCCCTCCCCCCTCACGCATGCGGTCAAATGCCCGCTCACCCAGATACGTTTCCAACGGCTCGCGCGCCAGGTTGCTAATCAGAATCGTCGGCTTCATCTGGTTGTATCGGGCGTTGAGAATGCTGAACATGAGCATGCGTTCCGTATCCGTTCCGTGCTGCACGCCGATCTCATCCAGCACCAGCAAGTCGGGCGCGGTCAGGCGCGCCATGGCAACGGTCTCCGTCACGGCAGAATCCTTTCTATAGGTATCTTTGATGGAGCGAAGCGTGTCCAGTAGCACGGCGTATAACGCAGTAAAGCCGCCCGTGGTGACCTGATGAATCGCGCCAATCGCCAGATGCGTCTTTCCCGTTCCCACTCCGCCGCAGAGGATCATTCCGCGTCCCGTCCTGCGCGCCTCGCCGAATCCGTTGGCGTAATCGCGAACCAAGCGCTGCGCAACCTCCGCCCGCTGATTTGTTGCGTTGAACGTGTCAATACGGCGATCAGAGAATCGCTCGGGAATGGCGGCGCGCCGCAACAGGGCGCGTTCCGACGCAAGCGCCTCTTGTCGCAGCAGCGCCTCGTGCTGGCGTTGCGCGTTGCACCGGGGACAATCGGACATGCCGACGGGCGTTTGCAGCGCTTGGTATTCGCCATGCTCGGAGCAATGCCGCGACTGCGTGTCGAGACTAAAACCGGCCATCTTCTGAAACCCCGAAGCGGTAGTCTTGTTGATTGAAATTTCCATGGATCTGTCCTCCTTGCGGGTTTCCGTCCCGAGAGGGGCGGACATACTGTGACTTGCCTGTGTCACGCTGCGCGCGCGCCAGCCAACTGACAATGAATCGGTCTATGCCGCGTCGCGTCTTGCGCTGCGCTCGGTTAGCGTCTAGCCACGCTCGCATTCGAAGCAGTTCGCCAAGCACATCGACGGCGGGAAATGCGGCGGTCCATTCCACGATTTGCTGAGGGGCAACCCCGTGCTCGGACCCGTCCGCAAGGGGCAACAGCATCGCCGCTGGCGCTGCCGGAGTACGGGCTACAGGCCACAACTTGAGCTCACCGCTCGCCGAACCATCACCAGACGAATCCGTCTTTTGTCGGTTGTCTTTTGGAAGGTTGTCTTTTGTGTGTCCAGCATCGGGACTACCGGCCTGTCCGACGATCGGACGAAGGGCTATCTCAGATTCGGACTCCTGTCCCGATATGGGACGGCTTAGCCATTGCGAGAAATCAGTGTTGATTCCTACGACGGAACCATAACGGCCAGGCCGCTTGTGAATGACGCGCATCCCCGCCAACTCGTTCAAAGCGGTGGTGATGTGCTGCCGCTTCATCTGACCCAACAGCGAACCCAGCTGCGAAGCCGACAAGTCATCTTCCTTCTTGTTGAAGCCAATCGTTTTACGCACGAGCGCCAGCAACACACGCAACGTGGTTTGTTTGAACGCATGCATCGTGATTGCCTCCAATAGCTCGTTGGCGATCTGCGTATGGCCTGCTGGGCGTGTGATTCGATCTGCCAACGGGCTGGCCTCTTGTCCGTCACTCATCTTTTGGTCCGATATTGTTCAGGCCGATCCAAATCCGGCCAGATAGTCCAGTAGTCTTCAGGACGCAGCGCTGCACGCGACACCCCCACCGCCAGCTCAATGCTTCGGCAATGCTCGGGACGCAACGCGTTAGGGCTGTTCGGCCACTTGTGGACATGGGGTTGGGTTTTGCCCAGGAGTCTTGCCAGGGCCGCTTGCGAACCTGCCAAGCGGATAGCTTCCTCAAGGGCTGGGCGTGACGGGTTTCTTGTTTTCATAACCAAATATATAACTAGAGTTATAATTCAGTCAATAACCTTGGTTCTTTGACCCCTAACAACCACGGTTATAGGATGCCGCCATGAAAGCCACCACCTTCGCCTCCCGAGTCAAAGCACGCCGCGAGCATCTAAAGATCTCGCAGACGGAACTCGCCAAGCGAGTGGGCATTTCTCAAGTCGCCATCAAGAAGATCGAAGGCGGCGGCAACACCCGACACGGCCGCCTGCTTGCAGATGCGTTGGGGGTTTCATTGGCTTATCTGGAGACCGGGCAGGAGCAAATTCCCGTTGCGCAAGATTCCGCAACGTCAGGCTTAGGCGCTGTCGCAAGCACGGCCCAATCGGGATGGCCATTTCCTTCCGTGCCGGAATCGCTAGTTCGCACATTGCCGGGTGATCAGATCAAGCGCCTGGAAGGGGCGCTGTTGCTGGCACTTGGCCAAATGGGAGTGCGCACCACGCCCGACTCCCCTACATCACGTTCGGCCGCCGCGACTCGTGGTGGCATCGCGAATATCGCACATGTGGAAGACCCGTTCCCAATGCAGCTGCGTGAGCCAATGCCGTGGGAAGGTGGGCAGACAACCTTCGCCGCCACGGATCTGCACGGATTGCGAATCAGCATGGCTGCAGATGTCGGTCATGTCGCAGATGCCGGTTACTCCGCAAACGACCAGGAATTCACGCCAGTACCCGAGCTAGATGTGCGCCTGGCAGCGGGCAGGCTTGGCATCGAGAACTATCACGAGACTGAGATAGGCGAACTGCTGCTTCGGCGCTCGTTCCTGCAATCATTCGGTTTGCCCATCGAGCGCATGAGAATCGTCTATGCAGACGGCGACAGCATGGAGCCGGTAATCCGGCATTGTGGGCCCATGCTTTTTTACGAAGACCCGGTGACGGATTTGCAGCAGATTCATCCTCGAACCATCTATGCCATCAACCATGGCGGCAAGATGATTGTGAAGTGCATCGTCCGCAGCCGCGACGGAACCTGGCTGGCCCGTTCGCTGAATCCTGCACATGCTGATTTCGCTCTGCATGAACAGGACGGGCGCGAGGTCCGTATCGTGGGCCGAATTCTCTGGTCTCCGTATGATCTTCGAAATGGCGTGGACCAGCGGCTGGTCTCGCGCTGATAATCACGCGCGACGAACCGCAACCGCGCATACCGCCCGCTGATAACTGGATATCGAAGGCGCCATCGTCCCGAACGTCAGAAAGCCCCAGTCGGGATTTGGCGAACAAGTTAAAGTGCGCACGATGAGTTGGAAATTATTATGGCGCACAAAAGAAAAAAGCCGCTCTAGGCGGCTTTCTTCTAACAAATTCTTTGGGGTGGCTGATGGGGCTCGAACCCAGATAGCAGGGGAATGGCGGGGGCTGACGGGGATCTATGCTGTTGATTTCAAAGGAATCGCATTTTTATCATTCCCCTGCGTATCCCCTATTCTTCCCTGAATTCTTCCCCAGAACTGATGGTCTGCACGGTCTTGCAAGTCAGCTTTTGGTGTGATAGAATGTAACTTGTACAGTCTTCCTGCCCTATGTCCAAGCATGGGGCAGCTCGCTGGCTTCGGTCGCTCATGTGCTTGCGCTAGGGTTGGCCGCTGTGTATGCCTTCGTCAAAGAGATTCTTGTCATAAAGGAGATTGCGATGATTGTATGCACTGTGTTTGGGGTCTGTTTCGATCCCGGTGTTGTGGTTGGCGCCCTGGTTCTGGGGGCTTTATGCGGTTGTCAACCCTGCGCAAGCTGCGAAAGTGGCCGAAACTAGCTAGAGGAGCACCAGCCCCGCCAATTCCGAAAGAGCCTCGCGACCCTGCGAGGCTTTTTTTTGCTTGTGCTGTCCGGTAGGATGGCCCGGTAAATTCCGGGGGGCCATTAATGTGCAGCCACTACCAGACCTTGAAGGACGCCGAGCTGCTGCTCAAGAAGTTCGGCGTGCGCGAGAAGCCGGCCGCGATCGGCAAGTACGACATGTGGCCGCGCTACCAGGGCGTGTTCGTGCGCCGGCCGGTCGAGCATGACGCGGGCGACGAGGCAGTGCCGGAACGTGAGGCGGTAGTGGGCCGCTGGGGCCTGATCAGCGCGATGACGAAGGCAGACGGTCTGGACAAGGCTGGGAAGCTATCGACGTTCAACGCGCGCAGCGAAACAGCGCCCAAATCCTTCACGTTCGGCAACGCTTGGCGCAGAGCGCAGCACTGCATCATCCCGGCCGATGCCATCTTTGAACCCGATTGGAGATCCGGCGCCGCAGTGGCCACGCGCTTCACCCGGGCCGATGGCGCGCCGCTGGGCATCGCGGGCCTATGGGATCGGTGGCGAGATGCCGCTGGCCAGCTCCAAGAGAGCTACACCATGCTGACCATCAACGCAGACGATGATCCCCTCTTCCGCGACTACCACCAGTCGGGAAAGGAAAAGCGGATGGTCGTCATACTGCCCGAGGGCGCCTACGGCGACTGGCTGACCGCGTCGGCCGAGGCAACCCGGGACTTCCTCGTCCCCTTCCCCTCCGACAAGCTCGTCGCAACGCCGATGAAGTGAC